ATTGTTGATGAGTTGATTGAGTAATAAAATCACAATTTTATATAGTTCCTCCCCCTCTCTTTTTCATACATAATCCTCTTTTACAGTACATTCACTCGCACAAGGCTTGTGAGTGTACTGAATAAAGAGGATTATTTTTTGTTTCGTTAAATTTACAGTAAGTGAGGTGAAATTGATGTCTCGAAAAAATAAAGAAAAATTAGATAATAAAAAGATTTGTCTTAAATGTCTTAAACCAAAAGATCCTGAACGTGATTTTTATCAAAGTTTTTCTAAATGGCATACTGATGGTCGTGTGCCATTTTGTAAGGTTTGTCTTAAAGAAAATTTAGATGAAAACAATATAAATTCTGTACGTGAGATTTTAAGAGTGTTAGATAGACCGTATTTTCATGAAATGTGGGAAAAAGCTAAAGAAAGTCAAATGGATACTTTAGGAAAATATTTGAAGGATTTAGCTTTAAATTTTAAAGAGGAGACTTATGATGACAGTGATTTTATTAATAAAAATATAAAAATATACGAAGAACAAATTCAACAATCTGATGATGAATTAACTTTAAAATGGGGTACGGGATACACAAAACTTGAACTTCAACAACTAGAAAAATTTTACGATGACATGATAAGAGCTAACGATATTTCAACTCCTCAACATAAAGCGCAATTGGAGCTTTTGTGTAAAGTTTATTTAGAACAAAACAAAGCATTAGCTGAGAAACGTTTTAATGATTTTAAAAACTTAAACAGTCAATACAATCAAATTTTACGTGACTCAGGTTTTCGCCCTATTGATAGACAAGGTGGTGGTGAATCTGTCGGTATTCGAACGTTTTCACAAATCTGGGAAGAAATTGAACGTGATGGATTTATTAAACCTGCCCCTATTGAAGAAAATCAAGACATTGTAGATAAAACGATTATGTATATGGCTAATTACACAAGAAAATTATTAAATATGAAATCACTAGATTCACCACCAGATGATACACCGAAAGTAAGTGATCAAAATGAGTAGTTATAACAATTTTAGAAGACCAGAGAAAAAGTTTACAGCTACTAATTTTATTGATGATAAAGATGCATCTAAAAAACAAACATCTGTAAAATCGTTTCAAGAATTAAAACCTGAATGGCGTAAATTTTGTGAATATTATAAGCAATATCCTGATAGATTTATTGATTTAATCTCCCCTTCCGATTCTAAAATTAAGTTGTTCTTTTATCAAAGAATGATGTTAAGGATATTGTTTAGGAGTCAAAAAGTTTATTTTACATTTACTCGTGGTAGTGCAAAAAGTTTTACTCAAATATTAGCGTTATATTTAAAATGCATTATGTTTCCGGGTATACACCTATTCATAGCAGCTCCCACGAAACAACAAGCGGCTAATATTAGCCAAGAAAATATTGAAAAAATATGGGAGTACTTTCCCCTTTTACAAAATGAAGTTAAAAAATACTACTTTAACAAAGATAGTACAAAAATTGTGTTTCATAATAATTCTAAATTAGATGTAGTTCAAGTAGCACAATCTTCACGCGGAGGTCGTCGTCATGGAGGCGCAATTGAAGAAATTGTAGATGAAACAATGAAAAAAGACATTCTTAATGAGGTTGTCCTTCCAATGATGGCTAATAACAGAATTGCTGCATGTGGTGGTACTGATCCTTATGAACCACATAAATTTCAATTTTATATTACAACCGCAGGGACAAGACAATCTTTTGCTTTTGAAAAACTACAGGAAGTTTTAAAAGAAATGGTACAAGGTAAAAATGCTTTTGTTCTTGGGGCTGGATATGAATTGCCTTGTATGCATAATCAATTAGATATTGATTATGTAAATAGCATGAAAGAAGCTGATACGGTAAACCCTCTAGGTTTTGCTCGTGAGTATGAATCTGTATGGACAGGTTCAAGTGATAATTCTTTAGTTTCGTATGAAGATTTAAATAAGTGTCGTGTATTAACAAAAGCGGAAGATAAAGCGACTGATAAAAATGCTATGTACATATTAGGATATGACGTTGCACGTTCAGAAGGAAGTGCTAACGCCACTTCTGCTTTAGTTGTTTTAAAATGTATTCCACGTGGAGACGGTACATATCAGAAACATGTAGTTAATTTATATAGTTTTGAAGGAACTCACTTTTTAGAGCAAGCCAGATTTTTAAAGAAAAAAGTAAATGATTTTAATGCTTCGATGTTGGTAGTAGATTCCAATGGTTTGGGAGTAGGTTTGCTGGATCAATTAGTATTAGAAATTGATGAAAATCCACCTTATCAAGTTATAAATGATGAACGTTATGCAAAATTTAAAACAGAGAACAGTATACCAATGGTTTATGCTTTGAAATCGCAAAATAAAGAAACTAGAGCCAGTGATATACATAACTTATTCATTAATCTTATCAGCAACCAGAAAGTAAAATTGCTTGTTTCCGAATCGCAAGCTAAAGCTGAAATGAAAAAGATAAAAGACCAAGAAAAACTTGAAGAAATGTTAATGCCTTATAGACACACAGATTTTCTTGTTGAAGAAATCATGAATCTTGAGTATAGACAATCTGGCAATCAAACACAAGTAAAACAGATTTCAAAAGGTATTAATAAAGACCGTTTTAGTGCATTAGAATATGCATTGTATTATGTTCATCTCATGGAAAAGAAAAATCAAATGAGAAAACGTGAGCGTATTGATGTAAGTCAATTTTTAATGATTAAATCCCCTACCCTAATGTAAAGAAAGGAGGTGCGACATGAGCGATATAGTAATTAATCAACCAACTAAATTAGATTTTGCAAAAATATCTAAATTAATTATAAACGATTTGAATGATTCTACACCATCCTCTTCCATTAATAAAAAATATACAAAAGAAGATATTATTCGATTCATGCAAAATCCACGCAAAAATCAAAAACAATTGCGTGAAGTGAGTCGATATTTATATGAAGCAAGCCCTAACTATAAACGATTGATTTTATATTTCGCTTGCTTACCTACTTTTGATTATATTGTTGAACCTTATGGATTAAATACAGAAAAAATAAATAAGAAAACATTTAAAACACAATATCAAAAAACACTTGAATTATTAGAAATAATGAATTTACCACATGAATTTTTAAAAGTGCTAAAAATCGCTTTTAAAGAAGATGTGTTTTATGGATATGAGCATATGTCAGATGATTCTTATTTCATTCAACCTTTAGATCCTGATTATTGTCAAATTTCAAGTATTGAAGACGGTGTATATAATTTTGCTTTTGATTTTTCGTATTTTAATAAATATCCTAAAAAATTAAAACAGTATCCAGAGGAATTTCAACAAAAATATAAAAAATATGAGAAAGATAAAAAGAATTATCGTTGGCAAGAATTGGATTCGAATAATACGATTTGCATTAAAGTCAATGAAGAATTAGACTATCCCCTTCCTCCTTTCAATGCAGTATTTGAATCAGTGTTTGATATTGAGGATTATAAAAAATTAAAGAAAGTAAAAACAAAATTAGACAACTATATGGTATTAACTCAACAAATCCCTATTGATGATAAAAATAGTGAACCAAATAATTTCTTAATTGATTTAGATACAGCTATTGCTTTCCATAATCGTGCAGTTCAAGCATTACCTGAAGCAGTTGGATTAATTACCTCTCCAATGAAAATTGATGCAATTAAATTAGATCACAAACAAACTGATACTGACCAAGTAGCTCAAGCTGAACGTGATTATTATAATGCTGCCGGAGTTAGTCAATTCTTATTTAACAGTGAAAAAGTAACAAGTGTTGGATTGAGTAAATCCATTAATACAGACGAACAAATTATTTTTGCTTTATTGCGTCAATTTGAACGTTGGGTAAATCGTAAATTGAAAAATTTTAATACTAAATATAAATTTAGAATTCGTTTTCTCAATACAACTGTATTTAATGTAGATAATGTGTTTGAAAAATATTTGAAAGCAGCACAATATGGTATGCCAGTGAAATTGGCATTAGGAGCTTCGCTTGGATTATCAGGAAGTGAAATGGCAAATATGGTGTTTCTTGAAAATGAAATTATGGAGTTACATGATACACTAATTCCTCTCTCCTCTTCTCACACACAATCTAGCAAAGGTGAAAAAGGAAGACCTCAAAAGTCTGAAGATGAACTTACTGAAAGTGGAGTTAAAACAAGAGATACAGATGGCAATGTAAGAGAATAGTTTTATTTATTGAAAGGAGGTGAAATGTTTGAAGAAACAAGTTGAAAAATTTATTCCTTTAATTTTTCAAAAAGTTCAAGACTATGAAGCTAATGATACACGTTTTACTAAAGTTAAAATTTGGTTAATGCATCTCCATGAAAATCTGAATGGAAGCTACTTTTCAAAAGAAGTAGTAACTGAAGCTATTCCTACTCTTGCCAATACACCAATTTTAGCTTTTATTGAAGAAAATTCTGATGGTGAAATTGATTTTTCAGATCATCGAATGGTTTTAGTTAAAAAAGATGGTGAAATTTCTATTAAATATTTGGGTCAAGCCATTGGTGTGATTCCATCTGATAATAATGCTCACTTTGAGACACGATTATGTGACGATGGAATTGAGCGAGAATTTCTTGTTTGTGAGGGTTTAATTTGGAATAAATGGGATGATCCTATTGATATTTTTAATCGTGATGTAATTAAGTGGCAATCGATGGAGTTGCATGATGACTATGAAGGTTATTGGGGCGATGATGGATTATTCCATTTTACTAAATTTAAATTCTTTGGGGCTTGTGCATTAGGTAAAGATGTACTGCCTGCTATGCGTAATGCCACCATTGAAGCTCAATTTTCTTATAACGATATTTTTAGAGATATCCAAGAGAAAATGGAGCAATTTAAAGCATTTTCTCAAGAAGGAGGTCAAGTCATGGAAGATGTAAAAGAACAAATGGAAGTTGTGGATGAAGTAGAAACAGTTGAAACAACAGACGAACAACAGGAAGATGTTGTAGAACAAGAATTTGAAAATACAACATCCGCAGAAGTTGTTAAAACTATGGAATCCACAGAAGAAACTAATGAAAAAA